AGATTATTACCAATCAATCCTATAACTTACCTATAAACTTTTACAACTACCTCACTATACGTCGAAGTAACTGTGCAGTCTTGAGTAGAATGCACAGTAAAATTAGGTACTTCACATTGATACTCGATTAGCAATCCAGCCATAGAAAAATTGTTCTTGGCTTGGATTGCGCTCACAGATTTCAATGTAACGCTGACCTTGCATAATATTCAGAACTCGAACTAAAACTTTTTCTCCTTCTTTCCCGCGTTTGACCAAATAAGTTTTGAGTGCATTAAGAGTTGCCGGACCATATATCCCATCTACTGATAAATCTGGCCACCCTGCTTTACCATTGTTATTTAGGAGATTCAAAGCACGTTGTAAAAGAGGTTTTGCAAATCCGGTACCGCAATTCACACCAGTGTCTAGAAGCTCTTCAGCTACAGCAGAAGAAATGATATTCACCTGATCAAAACGTGGGGCTGTCCAATAGTTTTTGCGATAAATTGCTTTGGCCACTTCAAGAGGCAAATCTTTCATATTGCCCTTAAAACCATTTGTACGTGCTACAGCTTGAGTAATACCGTATTTGGTTGCACCGCCCCGATCAGCTGGGTTATTTACATACCCGCCTTCACGCTTAATTAATTCATCAAGATATTGTTCAATGTTCATTTCACTTTCCTTTAGATAATAAAAAACCGCCCGAAGGCGGCATTAACTGTTTTCGATATCTCTTTTAGCTTTCTTAACTTCTTTAAGTACTTCAATAATCGTCTTACCTTCCTGTTTGTTAATGAAGTTAAAGATCCAGCGGACTAAAGCCCAGCCAGGTAAACCACAAACAAAGAAGAATCCTCCAAGAGCAATCATCCCCCATATATCAGTAACCCATTCATGAAGCCCCCATTTCACGATAATGAATGAGCCGCCAGCGAGGCTTGATACAACCGTACAAATCAAGCCCACTGCCCACTCTTGTGGTGAGCGTGGCATACGTGTCATTAATACAACTGCTACAACCAAGCTGGCCGCCAAAGCCACCACAATTGCAAACCCATAAAATTTTAATAGTGCTGTAAAGCCACTAGTGGAAACTGGTTCCATTTATTTCTCCAGATTTTTTGGCATTAAAAAAGCCCTAACTTATTTAAAGCTAGGGCTTGTGTGGTTTTGCTGTGTAGTTACGATGCTTTTTTAATTACAAGCTTATATCTACTACCAATAAAATCAGGATCATCTTCAATTGATACTTCCGCATTGAAGCCTTTTTCACGAAGTAGATCTGAAATGGCCGTTGTTGTTTCTTCATTTAAAGTCATCTTTGAATAAAGAGTACATACTCCGTTTTGTGCAATGTCTGCTTCAATCTTTGGTAAAGCACCTTCTACATACATTTCTGCGTAGTTCATATTAAATTCCTGATTCTAATGTGAATGAAACTGAGAAGCGCATCGGGTCAACTAACGCACCTGACAAATTTTTAAAAAATAACTTAACTCCAGCCGCGACTCTATAAGCTGACCAACTACCATCGTATGCTTCAATTGCTTGAAGCGTTGGTGGCAAAATAACATCCCCACTACCCAGACCTGTGCCAGCAAAAATGCCAGAAACTTCAATGTGAGGATTCGCTAATTCAGTAGTTACTCCTGAATCTCGTTGCAATCTATAGACCCCCGTTGATTCTTTTGAAATCGACCAACCTGCATTGTTTTGTTGGGTAGTAAAAGTGACATCATAAGTCAGCATCATCGGTGCGATAAAACGACCCACTTTTGAAACTTCGTGATTGTATGTATTCCACTTACGAATTTTTTTAGTCCATGAATCAGATGCAACATACGGTGCATTTGCAGCAGTAGCGCCAATTACTCGCTTAAATACAACACTTGAAACTGATGTTTCATCCTGATTTGCGAAATACAATTCACCATTCGGTGCATTAATATAAATCGGTGTTTTATAGTTTGAGTCTGTTGCAGTTGGTTGAGTAGTAATTAATAATCTTCGATTAGTACCACCATACCAATTAGCAAAAAGTGTTGCTAAACCAGATGGAGAAAGTTGTATTTTCGCACCCGTCGCACCGCCCAAGGTAATGCGGCTCTTATCGATAACAACACCACCAATATTATCTGATACAGCCAAAGCAGTTGTGTCAGCTCGATTTAGCCAAGGCGTTCTAATGTATAGATTATTAGTGATGCAATTAAATGTTTGTTGATAAGAAGTATTTACAAGCCAGTCACGAGCTACACCATCTCTTGTTTGCTCTGCCCAAATTGCATTGAATGAGCAATTCGACCAAATTCCTGCCGTGAGGCCAAACTGCATATATTCAAGAATAATATTATTAAAGACGCACTGATAAGCTTCTTTAGCAAACAGCACAGGGTATTTACCCCATTGCCATGAGCAGTTGTCAAAATATGCAGTAGTACTTTGTTTAGAATCAACATCAGCAATATAAAACCCTGCATTTGATGCACTAATTGACATCAAATTTTGGACACGGAACGAGACCGTTGCATTCGATAAATATACTTGATTGTAAAAGCCTGAAATATTTGCATTTGAAAGTGTGAAGTTATAACCATCAACTTTTAAACCCGAAATATTTTCTGAAACACCCTCACTTACTAATTGCAAATCTCTTACTTCGGCGCCCACGTTAATAAATGCCACATTATTAAGAAGGGTATTTGAATTTGAATAATCACCTGGTCTTACCTTTAGAGAGTTCATTGCATACGCAGTGGCATTTTGTCTACTAAATCCACCTCCAACAATCCCTTTACCCTTGCAATCAACTTGTTTATTGATGCGATATTCAACTTGTCTGTTAGCAAGATAAATATTCGAACCTGTGTATGGACTCAACGCACATCGAATAAATGCGTCCGCATCGTCATAATTTGGGTCGTCACCCAGACCGCCAAAATCATCAATTGTTGGAAAAGCAACTGTGATTTTCACCCAATTCCCGCCATTTGCAGCAACAACAATATAACCGTCTGGAACTTTTGAACTATCAGCACTAAATACAAAAGTTCCTCCACCTAAATGTTTATCTTTTATCACAGATCGTACATTTACGGTGCGGCCTGGCCATGGCAATGTAGTAGCTAAATCATCAATACAATCTAAAGTACTGATAGTTTTTTTATTAAATTCCCTGAGATTTTCTCCAGTTAAAGTAAGTACCAGTGTATCTATCCACCCGTTTTCGCCTGCTCCGGCTGCACTAGCAACTTCAATTGCTTCTTTGAGATCCTTAAAAGCCTGAATTTGTTTTTCATTAAAATCAGCAACCGATGAGTTAATAATCTCATCAATACGTAAAAGAACCTCTGATGAATCAAGAGTAGATAAATCGCCCATGAGTGCTAGCAGTTTTTTTAAAATTGCCAATACATCATTGAAGTTATTTGTGTTGTTTAAAACCGCATTCCAGTTTGTTGCCATCTTTTTGGATCTCCATGCAACAAAAAACCGCCAGAAGGCGGTCATAAAATTTAAAAAATCAGTTTAGTAATAGACGACTACAGTGCAGATCTTGGGAGTATATGAGCCTTGAGTGTTATCACCACCAAATGCTCCCATCAGACGGAATTTGGTGTTTGTCCGGGCAAAGTCTTCACGCTCTTGCAAGCTAACTGCATCAGCTCGATTGCTTGTTCCAGTACATACGATGCCATAATCTGTATCAGGTGCACCCTCACTCAAAGTAAATTCGATTTGGCCGCCACCTTTATTTTCAACTGAAGCAAAGCCACGGCTTTTGACTAAATCGAACGTTGAGCCGTTGAGGCGAATAATAGCGATAGCTTTTTCACCTATGGTTCCACCGTCGACCGTATCGATAGTAATATCTTTAGAGCCATCAAATGTGCCACTACCCTGGATTACACCAGTGAAATTTATCTTTCGTCCCTTTTCTAACTTTGCTGCAGAAACAGCATTAGCACCTGCATCCAGCTTGCCATCAATGATTTCATTAATCTTTTTGGTTATTGAATTAAATAACCAGTTAAACCATTGACGAGCGGGTTTCTGATTTGATGGAAAGCCACTTAATAAAGTTAGTCCATCGGTATTTTTTGGCCCGTTCAGGCTAAATTCTTCTAACTTATCCATCTACTTCATCCGAAAAAATTAGCTCAACTCCACTTGGTAAAGGAAATAACAAGCGGACTAGTTCTTTATCTATAGGTTGAAACTCTGCAAGAAATTCAAAAGTAACGGTCATGTCTCTGTTGTCCTTTAGCTTGAAAGGCACATCAGTTAATAACTTGCAGATTTCAAATGCTTCATCGAGTGTGCAATCAGAGTTATTGAGCAAAATTTTTGCCCTAACTACATTCGGTAATTTTTTAGGTGGGATGCTCTGTCCGCGGTAACTACTAACACCTGATTCGCGCCAAAACCCGCCAATATCCGGGTTATCTGTTTCACCGAAGGTTAATGCTTCAGGCTGGCCATCAAACCCGAAGAAAGGTAAAGGTACAATATTGGGAACTACTAATGGTGCTCCCACCCATTCAGCGATAATTCTTAATTGATCACCAGTTGCTGAATCTAAGTCGAACTTCTCATTTATGCTTTGCAGCACGCTCATACAATCAAGAATAGGTTCTATTGATTCTTTGACCGTCTGTCTAAATTTCGGCTTAGATCGGTGCTCATTAATGATCAGATTTAAATAACCATCTGTTTGCATTAACCACCCCCAGCAACACTAATCTCGATATTGTCTGAGTCACAATAAGCAACGGCGTTAAAAGCTAGTGTGTAATCACCTTCTACAGGTACACCATCTACAGTTAATTGAAGGCTTTCAATTTCATAAGACCTTGCATCTAATGCGCCGTATAAGCCTGCTGGTACATACAGCTTATTAATTGCGATACGGTCCCCAATATCGAGCTGATTAATGTAATCGGCTGAAGCGCTCTTTATTTGCTCACCAATATCTACCGTGTAATCAGAATTAGTCGTTAATTCAAAACGGATACCAATAGACTTTTGAATAGGTCGCCAATATTGAATTTCTACTGGATCTCCATAGACAGTTGGGCGAATCACAGTTGTATTTCCATATAGATCACAACCAGGCGCTTTCTTTACCCGAATGGTTTCAGCAATCAATTGATCATTTCCACCCGCAACAACTACCGCTAAAGATTTTGGTGGTAGCCCTAAAGGATCTACGAATGACTTTTTATTTTCATAAACCTTACAACGGCTTACCCCATCAAGGCTAAACAACGCACCTAAAATACCTTCAGTATAAGAACGCGATGGAATAGCAGTCGATAGTGCCTGGCGTTGCCGTAATTTAGCATTGCTTTCAACTGGCGCACCTAATGTGGAAGCCTGAGGATTATTAACTGATTGCCAACCACGTGTAGGTGTTGAAATGGTCGTAACTGAATTTGGTAAAGCCAAAATTGCTCCAGGCTTTTCAGCTATTGCCGTAGTAACTATTTCACCTTCTGAAGGAATAACAACTTGTGCCGGCAACAACCACCGGTTATTATTTTTGTCACTCACAATACCGTTATTAATGATTGTGCCGGCAACGCCCACCAAAACCACTGATACAGTTGATTTTGTGGCCACTGCACGGCGAATGCCATTGATTTTGACATTGCGTGAAAGCGCATCAGTATCGGCAGTACTTGGCGACATAGAGTTGTAAACGTCGGAAACAACCGCATTACAGTCAGCAATTACACGAGCAATTACACCAATCCATTGTCCATCTTGACTATCATTTTCTAAGTAAACATCTTGGCCATAAATTTCTCGATATTTTTCTTTAAGGTGCTCAACAATTTCACTGTATGTTGAAACTGTTACGCCATATTGGTTAATTACTGGGGCTATGCTAGTTAGTGCCATATTTAAATATCCCCTTGCAGATCGGCAGGACCATAGATCGTGGTGATGGATGATTGAATGGATAACGTGCGTGTTTCTCCATTAAATTGACTATCGAATGAATCAATCCGGAGTACACCTTGAGTCTCTAAAATGCGCTGGCGAATCATCAATTCAAAAAGATGATCTGTGTATTTCCCCAGCACGTCTGTTGTCCACCCCGTACCATCTGAAGTATCAGCAAACCATTCACCTACCCAAAACTTAAGACGCGTCATAACCGCCTGCGCTACACCCTCAGGTGTATTACTATGGAAATTATTTTGACCTTGGCCAAAGCTATAATCCCCATCTTCATCTAGCTTTCTATAGCGCATAAAAAAAGCCGCCTTTCAGCGACCCCTCATTCATTTATGGTTTCGGTGGACCAGACTCACCATTACCCGGCTGTACTTTCGTATGGCCATGGCTAGATCCAACATCCACATCGTTATTTTTTAATGCCCCTAAGACGCCTAACCCATCTTTCATTTCAACCGGGCAATTAAAAGTAGCTTTGGTACCTAAAAACTCCAACTCTCCAGCATCATTAATCCGGATCTTGGCATTGCCTCCATCATTTCTTAACTCAACTGCATCGGTGGCTACATTCTTTAATCGCTTAGGTTGAGATTGCGGCGCAAATGTTGCGAAACCATCGGATAAGTCATGCTTACGGTTTTCAAACGGTGGTTGAATGCCTCCGTTTTGCCACCACAAATCAATGCACCTAGAGGAGAAATGTACTAGGCACTCATCACCCCGCTTAACTGGAAATGTTAAAGCAAAGCCTCCAGCTTTAGGCCAGCATACCGGCACGTCTGGTATTAATGGTAGATCCACTAACTCCATTGACCCATCTTCACGCATTACCGGTATCTGAATAGCTGGTGTAACTGATACTGTTTGCTTATCTGGATCATAAGAATCAACGATACAAGGCAAATTAGTCCACAGTACTGCTAGAGCAGATTTAATCGCATCGTTGATTGTATTAAGCAAATGGGGCGATCTTTCGTTATTACTTAAAGCCATAATCAATCCACCGCCGTAATTGTAATACCAGATTTAGGAACTACAGCACCCTGACCAACTGAAACTGTGCTTGTATACCAGTCATCACCACGTGTATCTCCGTAGTGCTCAACTGCCTTGATGATGTAAATACCATTAATACCACCAGCCGTTTTTAGATCCTTTTGTGGTTGATCAACGCCCTGGCTTTGGTAATCAATATCAAAAGCTTGTGTCTGGATACTTGAAGTATCGACATGTATGCGTCTACCACGGCGTAATTGAGGATTAAGGAGGCAATTCACCATTAAGCCTTCAGTAGTTAGCTGAGGCATTCCGACCATCCCAGTATTTGCATTCATTTCAAATACAGAGTCCAGCAAATAACTACTAATTCCGACCATGTAGAGGTATTCATCATCAATGAAGTACTCCGTATTTGTGTCTTTGCAAAACTGGCGGATCTGATCGTCTAGTGAACCAAACATGACTTTGCCGCGAACATATGTTTGATCACTAAGCTGTGGCAATTCACCGGTTTCTACACCATTAGCCTGATACTCTTTGGCGATTTCATTTTTTACCTGATCTACTGTCGTGCCGGCAGCAATAGTTTTATTCACTAAAGCATAGTTTTTAGCTTTATCTCCAGATTGGGCCAGAATGCATAAAAACTTATCCGTAGGGCTTTCACGCTCACGCCGGTATTGAAAAGTTGAACCTTTAAAAATGGTTGATAATTCATCACCGTACCCTACTTCAAAAGTGACCATAGCACCGACATTTGAGTTGTCTTCACCAGCCAAACGATTCATTGTGTCTTCAGATAGGTTGTAGATATAAAACTCTGCTGCCTTAGGCGTTTCGGCCGTAGGTTGATTAATTCGAAATACAATTCGCATTTCAGATAAATCTAATGCCTCAGGCTCACCATATTTAAGTTGAACGGTTAGCCGGCAATTACGCTTCCATTGTTCACTCATTCCGGATCCTGCCAAAATAGTTTTATGTTGGTACCTAAATCACCAAATGATTGGCTCTCATCTTCATTGAGGTTTTGAACGTACATAGAGCCGCTAATTACATGGCTAAAAGGGCTCAAAATATCGACACCTGAGACTAAGGGAATACCTAAGGCAACAGGCTCTGAATTAGTTTGAAAAATATCTAGATACCAGCGCTTTAGAAAAATCAGTTTGAGCTGATAATTCACTTTATTTAGTTTGATAAAAAACTTCTGATTCCGATCGAGCAAAGGGATTTCATACAAAGCCATATTTACTTACCACTCATTAATGAACTAAAAGCATCTACAGCTGGTCCTAAAACAGTATTCAATACTGAAGAGTTAACTTGTTTCAGCTGTTTGGTACCAGAATCAACAACATCAGAAGTTACTTCAGGATTCTTTTGATCAGCGATAGAAACCAGCGTTTCTTTTGTGGAAACAATAAAAACTTTCTTAAATACAATATCGATCATCAAAGCATTTTCGGAAGTTTCATCAGTGACATTCTTTAATGACTTAATCAACATGTCTGTATAAAGGCGTTTACCAGTAGAAATAATAAGTCGTTGACCTTGTAAGGCCTGCAACCCCTGATAAATACCAAGAAGTGACAAATCTGACCCAATAAATGTATTACCAATAAGACCATTCATCCTTCCAGCACTTTCAGACCACCCGATTTTCATGGTGACCTCTGGCGGTGCTTTATAGCAGTGGTCAGAAATAGGTGAACCTTTTTCAACGGGATGCTCTGTTATTACAAGCTCATCAGAATGATTCTCTTCAATAACTACATCTGCAAATAAACCCATTATTGAACGATGACCACCAAACAATAGTGAGCCAACTGTTTCAGTGATAGCCATGCTTTCCTCCGGGCAATAAAAAACCCACCAAGTGGTGGGTTTAAATATTTTCAAAAAATGTTGCTTCTCAATGCTTGAACTAAACCTATATAATTTTTGATTAAAGATAAATCACTTTAAAATAAAGGTTAATTCTTGTGAGCACATCATCAAGACCAATTTGTCCCTACTGTAATAGTAAGCAGACACGATTTGCTTCAAGCAAATCAAATATACTTAAATCACAATACACTTGTAAAAATTGTGGCCAAAGCTTTTCAGTTAAAAATGAACTGTATGAATCAAAAGGCGGTTGCTTTAAGTTCTTTTTCAAACTGATATTTTGGGTAGTAATTGTAGCTATTGGCTTTGCCATTTACTTGGCAAAATTTGATAACACCCCTAATAAATCGCAATCTTCTACACAATTAACTGAAAAGAAAAATTCAGATAGTAGTGATAAGGAGGAATTTTCACCAGAAGCTGAAAAAGCTGCTCACGAATACATCCCCACTGAAGAAGATTATAAAAAACATGAAAGTATTGCTGATAGTAAAGATCAAAGTGATACTTTAAATATCTCTACAACTATTCGGAATAAAGATTAATGAAGAGAATCTTATTGTTGGCAACAGCATCATTATTAAGTTTCGGCACTTTTGCTAACTGCGAAATTTACTTTAATGACCCTACTGATGTAGCGAAATGTTATGAAGACGAATCCTTTGCGAAAGTCACCTCTAATCTTAAAAAGTTAAAAGAAATTTCCAAGGAACAGTTAACTTATAATCCTAATGTCATAAATGATTTAAATAAATCACAAAAAGCATGGTTGCTTTACCGTGACAGCTATTGCACAACTTATAGTTTCTATCACGGTGAAAGAAACGCACATGCGAACTGTATCGTCCAGTTAAATAATGATCGTGCAAAACAGCTAAAAACAGATATTGATGCCAATTAACCAATTAAACTTTTAGTGTTACGAGCCAAAAGAATCATCGTATTTTCTTGCTGTTTTTTTACAGCGTTCGCTGATTCTACTGGCTCTCTTGCACCATTGATTACCATATCAGTTTTATAGCTTTGATGTATTACTACTGATTTAGCAGACATATTTGAAGAATTATTAACTTGGGCTTTGTCTGGATTGCCATTTGGTGGACCAAAATTATTAATCTTAGTCTCACCATTATTAATGATCTTTTCGCCAACATTTGCTGAGTTGTAATGCTTCTTAAACCGTCCTTTTTGATATTGAACAAACTGTACAGGAGTTTGACCTTTAATTGGGGTATTTACTCTTATTGCTTCCAGAGTTTTAGCAGACACCTTATTAGAACCCTTTAAAGCAGGAATAATTCCCGGTCCAATATTATGGAGTAAATAAAGATTCTCCCCCGTAACTGCTAATCCATTTTTAGTAAGAATATCTGCATTCTGTTTAGCCAAAAGACCTGTTGCTAAAGTATTAATATGCTTGTCATAACGAGGATCGTTTTTAGTACGAAATCTCTTCCCGATCTTTGTCATACCAATTGCTTTACCCTCAGCGGTTTTTGCCAGATTATCCCAAGTAGACTGAATAAACTGACCGGTACCAATCGCTCCTGTAGGTGACATTTTCCCAGTCCAACCATCCTCCATTTTAACGAAGCCACGTAAAACCTTCTCATCAAGACCATATTTTGTAGCAGCTTCATGAATGTATCTATCAACATCTTTACCAAAGCTAAAACCATAACTCTTAGAAACACTTTTCTTAATAGTACTTACGGTTGTCTTAGCTACATTCGCAACTACTGCTGCACCCGTTTTAGCAGCTTGGGTAGCTGCTTCTGCTGTCTCTTTCGCGGTTCCTGCTGGATCATCAATTGCCTTGGTAACAAACTCTACAGTTTTATCCTTAAGGCTTTTAATTAATTCGGCCAACTGCTTAATACGGCTAATTGCGGTTTCAATTCCGTTTTCCCACTTAGACCAGTCAATAAGGCTTTCACCGCCATTTTTCCAAGTTTGGTAGTCATCCCATAAAGCAGCAATAGCAGCGGCAAGCGCTAATACAATACCGATAGGTGAAGCCAAAAAAGCTAAACGTAACGACTTGATCAGGAAAAGAAGCCCTTTCAACATTGGCAGTACTGAGGCCAATTTAGCAATCGTTCCAATAAAACCACCAAAGATCACGGCGAGCAAAGCAAACTTTAATCCAGTGGCCAGAATTGCTTTAAACCTTGGATCTAGTTCAGCGAACCAAGCAATAGCACTTCGCAAAAAGTTATTAATCATCTTGAGGATGGGTATAAGTGCCTGCCCTGCGGTCATTACAACAACTTCAGTAATAGCTTTGGTCGTCATGGTGATGTCACGGAATTCAACCATGAAATCGGTACCAGACTTGGTAAGCTCATCAGTTAAGCCAACACTTTGACGTAATTTCTGGTACTTCTCCATGTTGTCGATGAACTTATCATCACGCATGGCCATAAGGGTATTTTCATCAATACCTAAAGAACTGGCATAAGCATTTGCCTGGTAGTAATCCATCCCTTTCATTGTTTTTGAAAGGTCTTTCATTACTTCTACACGGTCACGCAACTGACCATTACCATCCCGTGTAGCAACACCCATGCCAGTTAACATACCTTCGTAACCAGGCGAGTTACGCATCTTCTGCGCCACATTCTCAAGTGACTGTAATGCATTTTGAGCATTACCACCCATTTGTGAGATTGCATCACCATAAGCACGAATATTTGAAGCAGATGCGCCAATACGTTGAGATGAGTAATACAGCTTATCGAGTTCACTTGCTGTCTTTGTTACGGCAACAACTGCGCCAGTTGCAAGAAGCAATAAAGTCTTATGCAGCAAAGCCGCTTTTAGCTCTACCCCTTTAAGGGTATCAGCCATTTTTCTAGCACCTTCATTGTCCGTAGAGAAACCTAAGGACACAAAGAAGTCACGAATAACTGTATCACTCATGTCTAACTCAACCTTTGTTTTGTTCGTGGTATCGTTCGAGTAAAAGCTGGTTATCTGCCTGCACATCTAATGCATCATTCATCAATGCAATATCTGCAAGGTCTAAAGTTCCATCTTTTAAAGATTCAAAACGACAAAGGCCACGAATAGCGGGTCTTAAAACCCAATCCTCGTGGCCTGGTAAATGCTTAAATGTTAAGTGGGCTGTTTCGTGCTCAATGCCTTCGTAAGCAGCCCTTGAATAAAATTTCCCAAGTTCGTACGAATGACGGCGATAGTTAGCGGCAAGATATGCTCCATGCCTAAATCATCAAACATGATTGCATCACGGACCACTACTTTTGCACCATTGCGGGAAACCACTGTTAGACACTTCTTAATGACATAATCAACATCATCCTCAGGCATCTTGGCGAAGGCATCCATAAGTGGTTGTAATGCTGAGCCAAGGCTTTCGAGATTTGCCTCAGCCAAGCCACTCACATCGTTTTCTTCAGCGCTTTCTAACTTCTCAATGGTTTTTTGAAGCTCACCTTTTGCCAACTCCGTAAGAATTGGCATGATCGTAGGAATAATTGGTGCAATTTTTCGGGATACATGGAACTGGTCAATTGCATTTAAGCGACCAATTTCGTAATCATAATTACCAATCTGCATTACTCATACGCTCCTAGTTTTTGATCAATTTTGATTGCATCGAATACCCATTCGTTGAAGTCACCAACTGACTTGTAAGCCAAGTCCGTATGCTTCTTGAATGCGCATTTTGATGCCGTAGCGTTATCACCAGATCCAGCGTGATTTAGTGTGATAGTGTTCTTTCCCCACTTCTTAGTACTTGAGCGCTGAATGTGATAAAGATTAGAAAGCTTGGCGTTAATAGGTGATGTTTTTAATAGGCGAACTGTCACCGTACCTGACTTATTAGCGCTCAGAGAGTGCATACCCTCACCATCTGCCCCAATCGTCATAGTGTTCGCATCACCAGCCATTGCAATGGTAATGCCTTCATCTGCAACGCCCGCACCGTAACCTAGGTCAATTACCCCGTCATCACTGGCGAGGGTACATTGAGTATCCATAAATGAATATGTAGACATATTTCTTATCCTTATTAGCGGTTAACAGAAACAAGCACATCGGAGAAATGTGTTGCACCTGCCATCTTGATAGCAATTTGGAAAACCGGAGATTTACGCGCTTCACGTTCTGATTGAGCTTGATCATCTAGACTGTTCGCAAAAACGTAAAAACCTTTAGAAAGGTAATCACCTGTTTCTACTGCTCCAAAAGAATCACCATTCCACTGACCAGGACCAATAAGGCCATTTGTTACTGCCTGCTCCAATGCCCGTTCAAGCATAGTACTTTGGCGATTTACGCCGCCTTCCGTTTGCGGGACCTTAGTTGGCGTGGTATAGAAAAGATTCCACAGTGCCGTCTCTAAATGGTTTTGCAACCAGTCGAGACCATGACGCTCATCGATGAATGAACCATCACACATGACACCTTCTTGAAGAATTGCGGTGTCATTGTTGTAGCCGGCAAAAACATTACAGTTTTTATCTTTTAGGGCTTTTGCTTGGGAAACTTGTAGATCTTCAGCGGCTACACCCGGAAGCTGCTTAAACTTCAATGTAATGGTCGTGTTGGTACCATTGAAATTAACGCTAAATGCTCGCCCAAATACTGAAGCTGCTGCATGTGCCGTATCACCCGAAAAAATCGAAAATACGCGACCGTTATTTAATTTACTGAGCTTGTAGGCTAGATCGGCTGTACTGGTACCATCCAAAGCCAATGAGTTAGTAATTGTCTGGCCATAAATGCGAGATGGTGAAGTCGCATTAATGAATGCTGCCACTTCTAACACATCTGCATCAGAAATTGGCTCAGCGATATCTAACCCATACCACTTAAGTGACTTGTCCGCTAAATGTGTAATTGCATCCATCAATGGCTCAGCAGCATAGCCATTTACTGGTACCGAAGCATGACCAACGGTTAAACCCATCAATGAAGAAACGTCTGTACCAGTTGCATTGGCAATAGCATAGGAAATTGTCGAAGTGGTACCGGTGGTTAATGACGTAATTTCAAAACGGTTATAAACATCATTCCAAGTTACTGAAGCGGTACCCAGCTTGGCTGTTAGGGCAGATGCCACACCATTTAAATTGGTGACAGCTGATAAGTTCAGGGCAGTTACAACCTTTTCAGAACCATCAATGGTGATTTTCATCGAACCATCTGAAATAGCTGTGAAGTTTGAAATATCACGTTGATCTGCAGATAAAACCGCACCTTTTAAAACCGCTGAACTTGCCGATTTAACCCAACGGCCAATATATAAAGTTCGTGGTTTTGGGGATTGGCTAAAGTACAATTCAGCAGCTTTATATTCTGGCGCATCGGTACCATAATCTAATGCTACAGGTGTAAGACCCGAGTATTCGCGTAAACGTTCAACTGGATCTACAACACCATCCGTGGCACCAAGAATAAGTAAATTACCGAAGCTACGTGGCCCTGCTGCTAATGCCGCCAAACTAATGGAGACATTAACAACGTCTGAAACAGGCAATGTCATGGATTAACTCCTAGGAAATTCTATCGGCCCAGCATCTACAAATGACTTAACAGCAAACGTGCGTAATGTTTGCCGCTTAAAGACAGCGGTTAGGTCATATCGATGTACATACTGATTATTGAGAAAGTCAGGCGCGGTGATGATCTCACCCACCTTGATAAATTTGATTTTTTGCGCTTTGAGTTGCGCGATGTTTTGCGGAATGCCTAGACCATCCTTTAGGACGTTTGCAATTGATTGGCCGTGGTCGCCGTAGAACGATAAAAACAGCGTCAATTCTTCATGTCGAATTGAATCCATTGTTTCGTCTTTCTGGTCGAAGTAAGGCCCATCATCAGGAATTATTGACTTTACGGCGAAGGCGCACCAATCCTCACCAATTTCAGGAAAAGGCGGTGGTTCTCTTTGGAAACGTGGACGAACCATATCACCTGGTAAGGATGTAATCCCGACAATGAAGGCTTGAAAGATGTCCTCTAGGTCTTGGTCATAAGCAGATCCGCCACTAGGGGTAATATATCCCCCTGAAGCAGAATCACCCATGATTACCCCAGTGGTTTAAGCTCACAAATTGCTTTTATGAAACCTTGGCCATAATGTAGATTGTCCAGCACTTGAGCCACAATGTAGGTTTTACCCTTCCACGTAATCTCATCTGCTTTGGTATTTTTATCGCCTGAAGTTAAAGCAAACTGCGTGTGAATGTTGATTGCGCCTTTAATCAATGTGCCATCTGCTCGACGGTCCATATTGAGGCCATTATTTGTAGTAACTACGCCATCAAAGGGTGTTGATGTAGTCGTTTCTTGAGATCGTCCATTGTTTCCTACGATGACCTCTGTGCGCTTACAAATAATGCCTGTGTCCATGAAGTCTGGATCTAGCAAAACGTCTGAAACATCAAGTTGAGCCACGCTTTACCTCCTTTTCCTTTTTCATGATCACGTAAGTAACCAACTTTCTAAGCTCTCCAGTATCAATCAACGGCCGAACTAGGCCAGACTCAGCTGGACCAGTTTCAAGCTGTTTAAGATACTGTTTAGCGCCTTTACGGCCACGCCGTGCTCGAGCACGGATTGTGGCCAAAGATAGAGGGGCAAATTCACCATTAACGAAATAAGCCCGAACTGAATTCATTGCAATCATTCCAGCGGACTCAAGCAATTTCATCATTTTCTGACTATTACCATCTAAAGCAGCGTCAACCGCTTTAACCAGCTTATCGCCTACCGGTTCTTGAACTTCTTCAACACCCGGCACCAGGAAAGGTCGCTCAGGAATGTTTTGAGAAGGTGAGCCGCCTTCCATGAGGTAACCAATCTGCGCATTGGTAAGGCCGTCACCATCGGTTCGAGCCTCCCCATGTGGAATACCTACCAAAACATCCATTTGAGAAAGTTCAGCTACAGCTTGGAAAATGTCAGCTAAACCATTACCAGAAGATTTAACACCACTGCTCATAATTGGATGCCTCCCATGCCAGCCATCAGTAATAACTGATAAAACTGGACGCCCCAAGTCGTTTGGTTCCAATGACCAGCATCAGTAATGAGAACGCCGGAAACATCCATAGATTTTGAAACGCCATCAACGGATTTAGACGTCTCATTACCTACGATTTTGCCAGCATCAGCACCAATGCTTGCAGCACTCATCGTACGCCGGTAAAGCGTAAGATAATGAGCTATGAACAGTGTTAAACCATAATCGAGCATATCCTCCCAACGTTCCTCACGAAGCAGCTTCTTCCCAAGGTTTAAGTAGAAATTAAACTGAAATGATGGATATTGCGTTGTATCAGCAAATGCCGGCATTTCTTCACGAAAAGAGGATTCACTGATCATGTGTTAGGTTTCCTTTGGTGTGGCCTTTTCTTTTGCCGGTGTAGCTTTAGTTAATTCAGCCTTCAACTTTGCAATTTCAGCGTCACGGTCTTGAAGTTCTTTTGCTGACTGAATTTTAAGATCACTAAGTTCTTTATCCTTAGCCTTCATTTCTTCGTCATGCTTAAGAATTTGTTTTGCTGCTTCATCAATCTGGATTTGCATTGCTGCAATTTCCTGATCTTTCTGCTCAAGGACTTGTTCAAGCTCATTGGTATATGCTGAATGTGCTGGAATTTCCTGTGAATGAGCTTTCACGAACCAATGTTTGGCCACGTCTTCTTCAACTTCTTGAATTCCAGCTTGCAAAACGATTGTTTTTGCTTCCCCTTGTTCATCACGACCAAGGTTAACGGTTAGCGGCTTACTTAGAAGAATTTGTACTAACTTAGACATGCTCACCCCTTATAGGCCATCAGCGTAATAAGCTGTTTCTGGATATACCCATTCAACAACACCTAAACGGCCGAAATAGGTAGTAATTTGTCGAATACCACGATATTCGATCGGTGTACGTTGCAACGGTACAAGCGGGAAGCGCACACGATCTTCAGACTGTGTATACGTCAACATACGATCCGTACCACCCGCACCACGTTTTACACACCACTTAGAAGGCTGGATATTTAGAGGTCGGCCATTCACTGAATTACTTAAGCTATTGAGCTTCAAGAACTCAAGAATAGAGATATTCCCTGCTTCGCTGACAATACGCGAAGTTAAGAGACTAAATTGAACTGGTGGCAATAAAAGCTTGTCCGGGCAAACCGCAAAACCAGAAGCCACCCAAGCGTTATTTAAGACAAGGTTTACATCGTCTAAAATTTCTTGTGGGGTTGCTAGTTTCCAGTTTTTATTAACGTTGGTCGCACCCACTTTAGAAGAGTTTAAAAGCCCTTCTACACCAAGCGTGTCATCGCCGATATATACCTGCTCGTCAATATCCATTTGATATTTCAGATTCATACCTTTAAATTTCTGGTCATCCACTGGACGGCCTACAGCTCGTGCAGACTCCAATTCTGGAATGGTATAACCAATTTCCATACCCCATAAGCTAAGAGGTTGGGCAGTCTTGCCGATATCCAACGCAATTCCTGCAATAGCATCGGTATTTTTACCAATCCAAGATTTCCCGGTAGGTGATGGACCACCAGCTGCAGCAAATGTAGAGTTTGTGAATGAAGATACTTCATCTGCAATTGATACATCAGAGCGCAAGTCAATATCACGACCCCATGTAATATTTGCTAATGGCTCATGTAGAGTTTGGTCGAGGCGTTCCAATTCACCTAATAGGAATGCACCAGTACTATCAATCGTACGGGCATCAAAGGTATGCATTGTTCCAGAATCACGGGTACGCGCTCGAATTGGTCGACCCATTGCTACGGCTTGAGTCATGGTCGAAGCTAAGAGTAATTTACTCATATTTTCATTTTCTCCAGGCGTAAAAAAAGACGCATATAGCGCCGTGATTTACGTCAAAAATATTTTAGATGTTGTAAGAGATTTCTACGTTGCCCTGAGCATCAGCATCATGCATAAACATTGCATTCTTGATCTCGATGGTATTCACACCATCTGCAACCGCTTCAATCCCACCGATCGGTTTTAGTTCTGTTCCTGTAGCTACACGCACATAAACTTTCCCGGCTTTTTTCGCTGTACCAGCGTTACATTTTACTGTCATGTAACCACGGCGCATGATGTCATTCACAATTCCTGATTGAGGAACAGCTGCACCAATTCCATTTAAAGCTGATTGTGTAGGATAAGAACGCACAATTAAGCCGTATACATCGGTATCAGCCGCTTCAAGCGGTACGATTCCATCTGCTGTTAGCTTTCCGAAAATACCAAAGGCGCCAAAATTACCTTTAAGGATGTGTGCTTCAACTGTGGAGTGTGCTTTTCGTGAAATATCACCTGGAATGCCTGACGGCATACGATATAGATATGCATTACCCATTTATTAATTTCCTTTGTTTGCCCAATATTCACGGTTACGTTTATTCATTTCAGCCGGTGTCATTGGCGCTCGGCCAAAATCACGAGTAGAAATGCCAGAACGTACACCAGCGGCGTTATTTTGTTGTTTGATGAGTTCCGATGCCCCAATAAATGCAGCATCGACTGTATAGGCTGGCATGGTGTCAAAGTTCGGAGTAGCACCTACAAACGGCTTCAAGGCTTTTTGGCCATCTTCCGTAGCATAAGCCTGTTTTAATACATTGCGCTTGGTATTTAAAACAGCTTGGCCATTGTTGGCACTATCGAAAGTTGGCATCTTAAAGCCCGGTACCAAAACCTCTGCACGTGATAAAACTTCTTGAAGTGAATCACCGGTATGGTTTTGAATACCTTGTTCAGATAATTTTTGAGCTTGTTCAGCTTCCAAAATATCGTCTTCGGTTTCTTTCCCCTTACCATCGTCTTCTTCATCATCATCTTCAGTTTCCGATTCAGAATCTTTGGTTTTTTTCTTTTCCAGATTTGAGAGTCGCTCATCAAATGTTTGGACTGTTGTTTGAACTGTTTTGAGGGTTTTTAAAAGTTCACGATTGATTGCAGCATCAGTTGTTTTGCCATCATCATCCTCATCGTCATCTTCGGTTTCGACATCCTCCTCATCAGTGCTCTTGGCTTTTTCCAAAGCCTCATCAATTGTACGTTTAGCTTTGCGCAAGCTTTCCAGCCAGCCTTTACTCTGTTTAGGCATAAAACTATCTCCGATTTTACAACGCGACCCACAACGCCCCTTTTTAACCAGAGCAATGTGATTTCCAAAAATATTTGTTTGAATCCCTTTTCCTACGCTAATTTCCGTGTAATCAGCGTCATACCCTAGAGAGATTTCAACCTTTCCTTTCATCACAGCATCAATCATGTCTTTGTCTGTAATGAGCAGATCCGCCACTAAACAATCAGAATCTTCATCCTCACCACGGCGTACATCATGTGCAGTTCCGTTTGAAAGTTTCTTCCAATTCTCCGGGGTTACCCAACCCTTGGGATGATCATCTGTAACAGGCTTCCCTTCAAAACTGGCGATCGTACGTGGATCAAATAAAACATCTTCACCACGCTCAATGATGATTAGACCGGAGTTGTCAGCAGTAACTGGCACTTCACCATCGGCATAAAGCAATTTACCAATCCGAGCTAATGGAACATCTCGGCAAAGCAAATAACCTTCAGGCGTTGTTTCCCGTGTTCTACCAAGTTGGCCAGTAGTGTAGAAATTAGATCTATCTACCGTGGCCTTTGATTTCGGTTTCTTTTTAAACATGGATCACCTTTTTTGCAGGCATAAAAAAACCACCCGAGGGTGGTTTTAAGATATTTAGACCTTATTGAACAACGGTTAATGCTTCTAGTGCGAAGTCATAGGACTTTATTTCTCCATCAACAAACCACACACATGTTGCCTTACCATTGTCTTTGCGAATTTTTTTCTACAGTCATTGCATAACCGCCTGAATTTAGTTGTACAACATCTCCAGCTTTAATACTCATATTTATTCTCCAGAATTTGGAATATTCAAATATAGCAGCAATTTAGCTTTGCACAATAGGCTCAAAAGTTTGGGATTACCGGTTCCGTATAACAACGACAATTAGGCAAACATCCGGCATGACCTTTTAAATTATCCAAAGTTGGCGGACTGTTCCAAGCAACAAATTTCCCATTCATTGCCTTATGGCTTGGCCTTACATCACCATCTTCACTAGTTCGCCAGATATAACCCTCGGATCCAAGATTTTCGGCTCTCGCTTGAGTAAATACGCATGATGCTCGGCTAACCTCAGTCCGGGCAATTGTATTTGCTCTGGATCTTGTCACACGGCCAGTTGCCATAATCAAGCCAGCAATCTCACTTGAACGGTTGCCTTCAATTAGCGATCGAGTAGACAGGTCATGAATACGCTGTGCTGCATCAAGTGGTAAAGACTTAATAAGCCTTACTTGGTCATTTAAAAGCTGCTGATATACGGCTCCAGTGTCCGTATTCCTGATTTGCTCACGTACACCACGTGATAAATCCTTTGCATAAATGAGCCAAGTTTTCTCATCCCTTAAAGCGACATCAGTAATGATTCGACCAGCTGCATTTTGCGCCCAAAACTGAAGCGTGTTTGCATACTCGTTTAATGACGCAATCATCAGTGGGTATGACTTTGGATCATTTACATCAAAGCCTTTAACGATCATATCAATGTATCCCGCAATCTTTCTAAGCTGCTGGCTGTACCGTATCTCGGTCTTCCTCGCCAGGTGCGGTGATATCCGACTTATTTGACTCTTCATCGTCATAACCTTCTTTTGGCGGCGGTGGATCATCTTCAGCCTGGTTAATTTCCTCATCAGAAATATGAGAGAAAATACCGGTAGATTCGCTTGATTGACGCAATTCTTTTAACGCCGTCTGACGTGAGATGATTCCAGCCTCTTCAACCTTAGTAACTGCCTCGGCAACTTTGGCCGCAATCTCTGCCTTTTTCTCGTCATCGATCTGCCACAATGAAGCGAAATCAAACTTAAATGAATCAGGTAGAGGTTTACCTAGTTTTGACCGCGAAACAATTTCAAGCAACTTATGTAAAGGCGTACGCATACGGCCTTCTTGCTGCTGGTTGATATTGTCGTAATAGTTTGATAAGTCAGACTCACCAGTTGCACTAAACCCCGCTGGAGACTGCCCAAATAAACGAACTAATGGAATACCCAAAGCACCAGCAATTTGCTGGCCAAACTGCATCAGAATATTATCAAGCCCGGCAAAGCTATATTGATGGGCTTCATAAGTATCTTCAGCATCCATCAGCGTTAGGCCTTCATTAGATTGCCATAGACGAATTTGATTGATCTGCTCAACCAAAGCGTCATACATTCGCCCACCGGCTGCAATAAGACTACGCAAGCCTTTTACCTTGTATGTGCGTAAGTGTGCTTTATAGATAAGCTGGCCAGCACCTAATGTGGCGCTATCAAAAATAGTTAAACGATCCTCTAAGCGCTCAATAACTGATTGGCCCCATAAATTTTCCGCTATAGCCTGCCAGTAAGGTAGTTTAATCCCATCCATTCTGAAAACACGTGAATAATGAATGCGCTGATTACATAAGCCTACTGAGTCAGTAATGACATCATAGTATTTAGGCATTCCATAATCTGGACCATACTCGGTGACTAGATCTTGCAAGTCAGGTAAAACCATCCAGCGATCTAAAACAAGCAACCCTTTGAACTGATCTTTACCAATAGTATTTACATTAAGTGGGGTAGATACATTTTGACCGTCAATTAACATTACAGCGATAGCCCCACCGTAAAGTCGGGACCAGCGGATTGTCTCATTGATCTTATCCCACACTTGCAGGCTATCTAGTTCCTGGTTAATTGCCTCCACATCTTCTGGATCATCCATGCCACGGATGTTAATTCCTTCACGCGTCATGTCATCCGCTACAACATCGACCGCTTGCCCAACCACCCAACTTGATCGATACATCGCTTCAAGCTTCAATCGATTTCGGCTTGTGAAGTTAAAACCATAAGTCGATTGATCGTGTTGACTTCCAGAACCCAACCCAACTCGAGCTGCAAAGTTCTGGAACGAATCTCTTGTAAATTTAATTAAGCCCATAACTTTCTCTTTATAGCTTGCCCCAAATATTGAGCTCAGCAATTTGCGGGTTAAAGCAAATCATCACGCTATCTGCCCGGTTCGGTGAAGCTGTGCCATCAGGTTGTTTGTTGACTAGGATTTTCCCAACACCGTTTTTTGTGTACGTTGGTTGAGATAGCTCAGTAGTGAGTAGTGCTAATTCCTTGGCATCGATATCTTCACTTGATAGTGAAATGATCATGTCTGGATCATAATCACGCCCATCAAGTGCTCTAAAAGTTTCTTGGAAGCGTAAACGTAATGACCACCAAGACTGAGCTTTCAAATTGGCAAAAAAGTCTTTATTAAGACGTTTCTCTACCATTTCCCCTTCAGGGTCATGAACTGAACCGGATCCGCGGAATGACTCCACATTAATCTCGGATAAGCCCAGCTCTCTGCGCTTTTCATTAATCACACGGGCATCACCACGGCACCCAGCGCCAAGGCCATCGGCATCGTAAAACAGCGTATCGATGGATTTCTCGAAGCAGAAATCCATAGCTTTTTGAGTCGTTCCAAAAATGTCATCGCCTTTACCAGACCATGTGGCCAAGTAAGTCATGACAACGCCGTGACGTGCTGCAAAAGAGTTTTTATCCTTACCTTCATCTGCAACGTCTAAGCCGCCAATACGGTCACCAGTCGGCTCAATCTGAAGCTTCTTATGCGCATCGATAGCAGCTTGAACCCAAGTACTAGGAATTAAGACGCCTTCTACAGAAGCGGCATAGTTAATATCAACCTCTTGAGCAAGAACCACATCATCAAGTGTGGCCAGCTGCTTTTCATACCATGGGTAAATAACTTTGCCGTTATAGGTAACGGTCCAGTTCTTATCCGGGTTAGCTCGCCAAGGCATGGTAAAGACGGCGTAACGACCACTAAATCTATCCTGGTGAAATCGATCACCAATACCGTTAGGTGTGGATCCTTTAATATGAACGTTGGTGTTTTGAGAAATGGCAGCATCTACAGCTTCTTGCCGTTCTACGAATGCCCATTCGTCCAAAAAATACATCGTAGTACGTCCACCACGCCCGATGTTGTCACCCGCTTCACCAGTAATAGTTGCGCCGTTATCTGGGTTAATGATTCGCATGTAGTTATCATGCACTTTCTCGACAAAGCCCTTAGGTTTTAACCATTGGGGCATTTTGCTGAACATATCGCGGAATTTATGAAATAGGGTTTTAGGGTCGCCCTTCTTATCTACCAACTCTTCCTTACGGCTACCAACACCACCTGCAAAACCTTCAACGAATAACCAACGATGCAAGAAAAAACCCAGCACAACGTAGCTCATGCCCTCATCACGGGATTTTTCAATTAGACCGTGTGTTTGGGTGCTTTCACGTTCCTCTAGCCACTCCACAAGCTCAACTTGTTTAGGCCGTAATACAAAAGGAATATTGGCAGGTAAACCAAAAGCCATACCGCGCGGATCATATGTCCATATCCAATTGTTAAACCAATGGACTGGATCCTTACTGCACTTGTATAGCTCTGCTTGAATGCTAAGTTCGTTTTGCTCAATTGCAGCCTTGTAGTAATAACGCCGTGTCATCTCAGTCATTACTTCAGGCAGGCGTACGTTAATAGTCCACTCTTTAATTAAAGGGGCTATTTCATCTAATGCGTATGTCATAGCTTTCCATTAATCACTAAGCGAGAAAGTTCCTGAGGCGAGAGTTTCGAAAGCTCTTCAGGTTTATATGCTGGTTGAGGTGGCTTTTCTGTATTTTCCGTTTTAACTGGCCCACCACCAGCCCCTGTTATTTCCTTACGGTTGGTATATAAGCCGCCAACCTCTTTAGCTGCCTGCTCTAAAAGGCTCGGCACAATGACAGGGTTTTCTTTGAATTGTTCATGATCGATGAACCGTTGTAGACGCTTGAGGCGGTAGGCAATGTTTGCGATTGGAATTGCGCTAAGGTTGTCGTTCATTTCCTTTCGCACTCTGTAGAACTCAGTTTTAAATTCTTCGCTTAAGTCCTGTCCTGTTTTTTTTGTTGGGTCGTATGCTTCACATTGCTGTTTGGTTACGGTGATACCAAATTCTTCTTGGACGCCTCTTGCTGTTTCACTAGGTGTCTCATAGGTAGCAAGTGACCGTACTATATAGAGTTTCACCCGTTTATTAAGCCTTGCCATTTATCTCTATCCGTCCAAGTACGTCCAAGTAGAGTGGCAAAAAAAATTTAAACCACCTTCAAGTTACAAGTGCCGCAAGCGTAATGAACATCTGCCCGTGACAGCTGCGGTCTTTTATTAGCTGCTTCAACCATCCGCATAACATCCTCACTAGCTCCATATCGACGAACAACACCTGTAAATTCTTCAACATCGTGACCTTGAATAGCTAACTTAGGCATACCAGTTTCTCTGTTATAAGCTGGTGTTCCGTATTGGTCCTTCTTATGTGCAATGTGATAAAGCTCGTGTTCAACCAAAGCACAAAAGTTCACATCACTTGCTATACGTGAATATGAAGCATCAAAAGTAATTAAGTATTCAGGTAAATAATTGAACCATTGGATGTATTGTTCTTCTTGTCGTTCTTTCTTCCAGCCACCAGCATTGATCATGACTTTTTCAGTAGTCCCAATGACCTGACGGCCTTGCTTTTTAAAGCCAGATCTAGCCCACATCACAGCAATATCTGGATATCGAAATGACCGTAAATGCATATGATCAGGGTTAAATAATTTAGATTTAGGGTCTAGAAAAACCTTTCTTATCCATTCCCATAATTCTGGCGCTGGAACAAAGTTAGGTGTATCCATTTCAAAAAGCCATTCTGGAGGCATTGGACGAACAGGAACATGAAAGCCAACTTCGTTTTTCATAAATTAGTTCCATTAAAAAGTCCCTATTCGGGACTTGGTAATTTAAAACTTAAGTAAAAGTGATTTTTCTTTAAATCTCTAAACTATTAATAGTTTAGTTACTATTTTGCGCCTCAAGCATATCTAACAGACTTTTTCGAAACTCAGGAATTGAAAAAACATCAATATATGGCATTCTAAGTATTCGTTTATTTTTCTTAAGAACTCCTAAACTAGAAACGGACTGAGATGAATCCGTATAGTAAAAAATTCAAAACAGTATCCCTCAAAAATAGTTAA